GTTGGATCCCGAGGAGCTGGGAGTGGGTCGATCCGCAGCGCGAGGTGGAGGCGTACAAGACAGCCGTGCGGTGTGGCTTCAAGACACTGGGCCAGGTGATCAGCGAGCAAGGCGGCGATCTGGATGATGTGCTGATCGCACGTCAGGCCGAGCTGGCGATGTTGGATGAGATGGGTATCGTGACAGACAGCGATCCGAGCGAGGTGACCGAGAGCGGCGTGGTGCATCCGATGCCAGTGCCTGAAACTGAGCCGCCGATGGATGATGAGGAAGAAGAGGACGACGAACCCCTCGAGCTGGACGACTGATGGCCAACGTCAACGGCACCGAGATCGACCTGATGCCGACCGATGGGATGCGCACGGAGGCGCAGCGTTATCGCGACTGGAAGAGCGAAGGCCAGCAGGGCGGCACTGAGGTTGCTGCGACTAGGGCCAGCCAGATTTTAAGCGGTGATGAACTGTCGCCTGACACTGTCATCACAATGGCGGCGTGGTTCGCGCGGCATGAGGTGGACAAACAAGGCGAGGGCTTCAGTCCTGATCAAGATGGCTATCCGTCACCGGGCCGTGTCGCATGGGCGGCATGGGGCGGCGATGCTGGGCAGAGTTGGTCGAATGGCAAGGCAGATAGAATCAAGGCATTACAAGAGAGAAGCGCTGTGGAGATGGAGCGCCCCTATCCGAATGAGCACGCTGCGCGATTGAAAGATCCCGGGCAGTATGACTCGCTGCGCCGTGTGAATGACGAAGGCGGCAACGGTGTGGATTTCATCTATGGGATCAAGGAAGGCGAGAGCGAGGTACAGGCGATCCGGTTCCGCAGCTCGGTTTTTACCGTTGATGAGGCGCGCGCGTGGCTGGCTGATCATGACTTCGAGCCGATCGAGTTCGAGGAGGCCACCGGCGATGGGCAGGCTGATCGCGCCGAACCTGGCAGCCTGAGCGTTGGCGACTTCGTCCGCTGGGATTCAAGTGGCGGCACTGCTCAGGGCCAGATCGAGCGGATCGAGCGCGATGGCCAGATTGATGTGCCGAATGCTGATGTGGTCATCAACGGGACCCCGGATGATCCAGCAGCGCTGATCCAGATTTTTCGAGAGGTTGATGGCAATTGGGAGAGCACGCCAGTCCGTGTGGCGCATCGCTTCAGCACGCTGAACAAGATCGACGCCCTGCGCTCCATGCCTGGCATCGGCAAGCACCAACGCGCCGAACTGACCACCTTCGACGAAGTGGAGGATCGGACCTATGAGTTCCCCTTCAGCTCTGAGTTCCCTGTTGCGCGCTACTTCGGCAACGAGATCCTGAGCCATGAGGCTGATGCGGCAGATCTGAGCCGTTTGAACGATGGCGCGCCGCTGCTGTTCAATCACAACCCTGACCGTGTGATCGGTGTGGTTGAGCGCGCGAGGATCGACAGCAAAGGACGGCGCGGCTATGCGCGGGTGCGGTTCAGCCGCAACCCGTTCGCTCAGGAAGTCCTAAGCGACGTGAAGGACGGCGTTCTACGGAACGTGTCCTTTGGCTACTCCATCGACAAAATGGAGGAGCGTGGCAGCGGCGACTATGTCGCTACTGCCTGGGCACCTTACGAGGTGTCGATCGTCAGCGTTCCCGCTGACAAAACCGTGGGCATCGGCCGCGCGTTGACGCCCACAGAACCCGCTGCTTCGGCAGCACCATCCCACGATCCCATTCCTTCAATGGAAACCAACACCACCGATCTGGCCGTGGTGCGGGCCGAAGCCATCGAGGCTGAGCGCACCCGCATCGCTGAGATCTCCGCCCTGTGCGACAAGCATGGGATGGGCGATCTGGGCCGCCAGCTGGTCGAGTCTGGTCGTTCAATCGACGAGGCCCGGGCTGCTGTTCTTGACAAAATGAACATTCCCCAGGAACCCGTCACCATGAGCGCCGCCGATCTCGGCATGAGCGAGAAGGAAGCCCGCAGCTTCTCCTTCTTGCGTGCCATCAACTATCTGTCCAACCCGACCGATCGCTCGGCCCGCGAGGCTGCTGCGTTCGAGATCGAAGCATCTGAAGCCGCTGCTGCCAAGCTCGGCCGCCAGTCCCGTGGCATCACCATCCCTCAGGATGTGTTGCGTCGTGACCTGAACGTTGGCGCTGCCACCGCCGGCGGCAACCTGGTCGAGACCATGCTCGACGCTGGCAGCTTCATCGACCTGCTGCGCAACGCTTCGGCACTGGATCAAGCTGGCGCCACCGTGCTGACCGGCCTGACCGGCAACGTCGCCATCCCCCGCCAGTCGGGTGCTGCCACCGCCTACTGGGTGGCTGAGAGCGGCGCTCCTACCGAGTCGCAGCAGACCGTGGATCAGGTCAGCCTGACCCCCAAGACCGTGGCTGCTTACACCGACTACAGCCGCCGTCTGATGATCCAGTCCTCCATCGACGTGGAGAACATGGTTCGCACTGATCTCGCCAGCGTTCTGGCGCTCAAGATCGACCTGGCTGGCCTGTATGGCACAGGTAGCAACAGCGAGCCCCTGGGCCTCAAGTTCACCACCGGCATCGGCACCGAGAACTTTGCAGCTGCTGCTCCCACCTTCGAGGAAGTGGTGGCACTCGAGAGCGACGTGGCAACCGCCAACGCACTGCTCGGAAGCCCTGTCTACCTGATGAACGCTGCCATGCGCGGCGGCCTCAAGACCACCAAGAAGGACGCCGGTTCCGGCATGTTCGTCATGGAGGGCAACGAGGTCAACGGTTACCGCGGCGTGCTGTCCAACCAAGTGGCAGCCGGCGATCTGTGGTTCGGCAACTTTGCCGACCTGATCATCGGTTACTTCAGCGGCCTCGACATCATGGTTGACCCCTACAGCAACAGCACCAGCGGCACGGTTCGCGTGGTTGCTATGCAGGATGTGGACATCGCCGTCCGCCATCCTGAGTCCTTCAGCCGCGGCGCTGACACCCTCTGATGTTGATCGAGGTCCTACGGCAAACGATGCTGGCGGGCCGGGTGGTTCGTGTTGGGGATGTCATTGAGGCATCCCCTTCCGACGCCAAGCTATTGATCGGCATCGGCAAAGCAATCGAGGCCGCCGCCCAGGTGGCCGATGTGGTTGAGACTATTGCTCAGCCGCCCCGCAAACCATCATCCCCTCGACGGAGGGCGAAACCATGACCATTCACAACCTCGGATCTAAAACCGATCTGCTCGAGCTGCATAACAATGCAGTGGTCGCATCGACCGGCGCTGGCACACCCGCCAACGTTGACCTGGTCGATTACGAAGGCGACGTTGCCTTCATCATTGACGCAGCTGCCGCTGGCTCTGGCGTCACCCTGACCGCCAAGATTCAGCACAGCAACACCACCACCGCTGGCGACTTCGTCGATGTGACCGGTGGCGGCTTCACTGCTGCTGCTGCTAACACCGCCTTCCAGGAGAAGATTTACCTGAACAGCAACGACCTGCGTCGTTATGTTCGCGTGCTCTTCACGGTGACCGGCGGCACTGGCACCGGCGCTGTTTCCGTGGTCGCTCTCGGCTCGAAGAAGTACAGCTGATGGCGATCACGGAAGATCTGGACATCTTCCTGGCAGACTTCGGCGTCAGCTGCACAGCTGGCGCCGTTACTGCTAATGGGATTTTGGACATGCCGAGCCAGATCCTGAGCGATGGCATGGTGCTCAGCACTGACTACACCTTGACGGCACGGGCATCCAACTTCGGCACCTTGATCCGCGGCAGCTCTATCACGGTTGATGGCGCGGCCTACACCGTGCGCGAGACGATGCTGATCGATGACGGCAAGTTTGTTCAGATCGCTTTGCAGAAGACATGAGCAGCCCCTTCAAGGTCAACACACGCAGCCAGTGGGCAACGCTGAACCCGGTGCTGATGGCCGGCGAGCCTGGCCTTGAAAGTGACACCAGCAACCTAAAGATTGGCAACGGCCGGTCGCCATGGTCAAGCCTGCCGTATCACGGCTGTCCTGGCTATTGGGGCTCTTTCTGGGATGGCACATCGCAAGTGGCGGCGCTGGCTAACACGGCCTACGCAATCAAGCTGCGGCAAGCTGACAACGCCAGTCGGGCCGTAAGAATCATCTCAGACGGCCGCATCACGGTCGATCACGCTGGCGTGTACAGCCTCACGTTCTCGATCCAGTTCAGCAATACGGACAACGAAATTCACGACATCAACGTCTGGTTGCGCAAGAACAACGAAGGCAGCGCTGGTGACGTGCCGGCCAGCGACAGCCGATTTAGCATCATCGCAAGGCATGGCAACGTTGACGGCAACGTGATTGGTTGCGTTAACTTCGTCACTCCCCTGGCCGCAAACGACTACATCGAGCTGATGTGGATGACCAGCAACGTGGCGGCGTACATCCACGCGGAGCCAGCTGAAACCAGTCCGCCGCATCCCAGCATTCCTGGGATCATCTGCACTGTTGTCCAAGTCGCATCGGCTTAAGCCATGGCCACCAAACGCGAGACCATCCTGGCGGCGATCCGCACGGCGTTAACCAATACAACTGGCGTCAGCACGCGGATCTACCGCAGCCGCGTCGAGCCGTTAACCAGAGGCGAGCTGCCGGCAATCGTGGTCGAACCGATCAGCGACACGGCCGAGCAGAACACCAGCCTGCCGACGCTGGACTGGACGCTGACCGTTCGGATCTCGGTGATCGTCCGCGGTAACATCCCGGACCAAGTGGCTGATGCAACAGTCGAAAGCCTGCACGCCAAGGTGATGGCCGATCTCACCCTTGGCGGCAATGCCTACGATGTGCAGCCCGTTTCGGTTTCTTTTGATCTGGTCGAGGCTGATCAGCCAAGCGGTGTGATCAGTTGCGACTACGCTGTCAGGTATCGGACCAGAGTGGCCGATCTATCCCTCAGCCCGTAGCAGCTACGATAATGGACGAACACAAAGGCCAGGGCGGCAGCTATCTGGTCGATCCCAAAACCGGCAAGCGAAAGCTCGTCGAGCGGACCCAGCCGGCCCCTCATCCAACCTCCGAGGTAGCCTCCGATGGCATCAGTTCTGACTCGCCGACGCCTGATTCTGGCGAAGATTGAAAGTACATACGGGACCGACTCTTCGCCGACCGGCAGCAGCAACGCGATCCTGGTGCGCAATCTTGAGATCCAGCCGCTGGTTGCTGACACGGTGAACCGCGATCTGGTGCGGCCGTACATGGGCCAAGCCGATCAACTGCTGGCGCAGGTTCGCGTTGAAGTCAGCTTTGAGGTTGAGCTGGCCGGTTCTGGCACTGCTGGCACCGCCCCCGCTTATGGTCCGGTGCTCCGCAGCTGCGGCCTGAGCGAGACGCTGGTCACCAGCACCAGCGCCACTTACGCGCCCGAGAGCGCTGGCTTTGAGAGCTGCACCATTCACTACCACGAAGACGGCATCCGTCACAAGCTGACGGGCTGCCGCGGCACCTTTGAGATCACCGGTGAAGTTGGTCAGATCCCTGTCATCGCGTTCACGATGACCGGCATCTACAACGCCCCCACGGACGAGACTCTGCCGACCCCCACCTATGCCAACCAAGCGGCCCCGCTGCTGTTCAAGCAGGGCAACACAACCAGCTTCGATATCTTCTCCTATAGCGGCTGTATGCAGTCTTACAGCTTCTCGATGGCGAACGATGTCATCTATCGCGAGCTGGTCGGCTGCACCAAGGAGATCCTGATCACCAACCGCGCACCTAACGGCACCGTTGTGATCGAGGCCCCAACCATCGCGGCTAAGGACTTCTTCACGGCAGCCACTGGCAGCAGCACTGGCAGCATTGACTTCCAGCACGGCACAACTGCAGGGAACATCGTCACGATCACGACCGCTCAGTCTGACCTGGGCAACCTGACCTACAGCGATCAGGACGGGATCCAGATGCTGAACATCCCCTTTATTGCGGTTCCGACCAGTGCAGGCAATGATGAGCTGTCAATCGTCTACACCTGATCCGCGTGGCATTCGTCCTAAAAAAGTCTGGCTCTTACAGCTGGCCGGTCCATTTCGACATTCCAGTCGATGGCGGCCGCTTTGAGCGCCAGACCTTTGACTGTGAGTTCAAGCAGATCTCTCAGACCCGCATCCGGGAGATCAGTGAAGGCATCGGGTCCGATGGCATGACTGATGCCGATGTGGCCGCCGAAGTCTTGGTCGGATGGTCTGGCGTTACCGATGACAACGGGAAGGACGTGCCATTCAGCCAAAGCGCTTTGGCAGATCTGCTGGAGGTTCCAATGTTGGCTGGCGCGATCGTGCTGGCTTACTTCGACAGTCTGCAGGGAGCCAAGCGAAAAAACTGATAGAGGCCGCCGAGCATTGGGCAGGTGGCAGCGTCGTCGATCAAACAGCCGACGATGCGGCCGCCTTTGGCCTTGCCTTGCCTGATCCGGAGCGGCCGCAAGATCTCGACTTTGAAGTCCTGCCAGAAAACTGGCCTACGATCCAGATGTTCTTGCGCGTCCAAACTCAATGGCGCACAGCCATGAACGGCTTGGTCGGACTTGACTATGGTGCAGTTGAGTGGCTCTTTAGACTGTATGCAGTGGACGACCCACGCGCGCTGCTGGAGGGGCTGCAAGTGATGGAGGCCGCCGCCATCGTAAAACTTAACGATCAGGGGAAATGAGATGGCGCTGAACCGTGACGCGGCATTTCGACTTAAGGTCAACGTTGACGGCGCCAACCAGATCAGCGCGTTCAGCCGCAGCCTGAAGGGCCTTGAAGGCACGGCTCAGTTGAGCAAGACCCAGCTGGGCCAGATGAACATCCAGATCAACCGCATGGCGCGGGAGGCTGGAAATACGACCGCAGGGATCCGGCAGCACATCGCAGCACTGACTTCGTTGCGCGATCGTGTTGAGCTGAATAGCAAGGCGTATCAGCGACTAGGCAACGACATCGATCGCTTGCAGGCAAAGCTGAGGGCAGCATCAGACGTCTCGGCAGCGGGCGGTGGCGCAGGTGCGTTGCAGGGTCTTCAAGCGCTCCCCGGGCGCCTGGCAGCAGTTGCAGCTGCCACGGCCGGCATCGTGTTGGCCACGCGGTCAATCGTTGACACCGGCATCGCGGCGATCGAGTCAGAGCGTCGCCTGCGTTCTCTGAGTCAAGGCTTCGACGCTTTTACGCAAGTTCAGTATGCAGCCGCCCAAGCCGCTCAAAGGTTTGGCATCACTCAGACTCAGGCGAATCAAGAGTTTGCGCAGATCTACGCCAGGCTCCGACCGATCGGGTTGACCCTTGACGAGATCACGACGGTCTACAACGGCTTCAATACCGCGGCAAAGCTGAGCGGCACCAATGCACAAGAAGCTGGCGCTGCATTCCTGCAGCTGAGTCAAGGATTGGGGACTGGGGTTCTGCGCGGCGAAGAGCTGAACAGCGTCTTTGAGCAGACGCCAGTGGTGGTTCAGGCGATCGCCAAGGAGATGGGCGTTGGCGTTGGACAGATCCGTGAGCTGGCCAAAGAAGGGAAGATCACCAGCGACATCGTCATTGATGCCTTGCGCAGCATTGAGAGGGATGGGGCATCCAAGTTGGAAGAAGCACTGAAGGGTCCCGAGCAGCAATTTAGAAACCTAAGCATTGCTGTCGAGGATCTGAAGTTGACGGCTGCAGATTTTGCATTGCCGGCGATTATCTCTGGCGTTCAGGCATTGACGTCTGCCGTTCGCTTTTTGAATGACATTGTCAAAAGCGTCGACTGGGACCTAATTGGTCGTGCATTGGCGCAAGCCGGTCCAATCGCGACCGGTGGCGGATTGGCAGACATGCCCCCAGCTGGACAGCGTCGCATGACGAGGCGGTCGATGGGGCCTGCATTGACCCCTGACATCATCGCGGGAGTGCAGGCACGCAGCGCAGCTGGCAGGCGACGGCCGCGCGCAGCAGCTGGCGGCGGCGGCGGCGGCGGCGGGAAATCCGCAAAAAGCGAAATCAGAGAGATCACGCAGGCAGAGCTGGACGCCAGCATCAAAATCAACGCAGCCCGTTTGGCAGAGAACGAACTGCTTGTGGCACAGGCTCAGTTTGATTTGAGCATTTTAGAAATCGACAAGCAAAAACTAGGAGTCAGGGCAAAACAAAAAGAGCAAGGCGAGGCGATCAACCGGTTGCAGATGGCAGAAGTTTCGGCCGCAAAAGAATTGGGCTCGGCAATAGCGCAGGACTTCCTCGAGAGGACAAAGCTGCAGGAGAATTACAACCGCACAGTCGAAGATCTGGAGATTAAAGCTGGCATAATTACCGGCGAAAAACTTAAAGAGCTGGAGATCGACCGAGAAGTTAAAGTTATTCGCGAGCAGTTCCCAGCCCTGACTCAGGCTCAAATTGACAAGATCCGCGGATTGATTGTTGCCAGTAAAGAAGTTAAAGACAGCTTCCGGGATACATTTGGCGCCAGCCTGAAGGAATACTACCAACAGCTGACCAACTTCGGCACGCAGGTGGCCGATTCGGTGAAGGGCGCGTTCCAAGGGCTTGAGGATCAGCTGACCAGCTTCGTTACGACCGGCAAAGCAAACTTTGCAGACCTGGCCAACAGCATCATCCAAGACATCGCCCGGATCGCGATCCGACAAGCGATCATCGCCCCCTTGGTCAAAGGCGTGGGCGGCATCTTTGGTCTCAAGTTTGCCGACGGCGGCATGTTCGCTCAGAACGGAATCCAGAAGTTCGCCCGCGGTGGCATCGTTGACAAGCCGACCCTGTTCCCGTTTGCCAATGGCACGGGCCTCATGGGTGAGGCTGGCCCGGAGGCGATCCTGCCGCTGCGTCGTGGTCGCGATGGCCGGCTCGGCGTCGAAGCTGGCGGCGGCGCTGGTGGCATCAACGTCACCGTCAACGTGGACGCAACAGGCACGAAAGCTCAGGGCGACGACGGCCGTGCTGGACAGTTTGCCCGCGCGATCAGCGAAGCCGTCAAGAATGAGATCGTCACCCAGAAGCGCCCCGGAGGACTGCTCGCATAATGGCCACCTTCACCTACACGCCCAGCTTTGAGGCGACCGAGATCAGCAAGCCGCGCGTCGTCACCTTCCAGGCTGGCGACGGCTACCAGCAGCGCGTCGGGTTTGGCCTACATCGCGATGGCAAGGAGTGGCAACTGCAGTTCCTGAACCGGGACGACACCGAGCGTGACAACATCCTTGCGTTTCTCGAGGCCCGTGCTGCTGTCGAGTCGTTCGACTGGACGCCACCGCGCGGCACCGCTGGAAAATACATCTGCAAGGAGTGGCAAGCCACGCTGCGGTCCTGCAACTTCAACAACATCAGCGCCACCTTCGTCGAAGTCTTCGAGCCTTAAGCCATGGCTATCCCAGTCTCAGAGCTGCAGAAGATCGCACCCAGCTCGGTGATCGAGCTGTTCGAGCTGCAGCTGATCGCCGCATTGCATGGCAGCAACACGGTCTATCGGTTCCATGCCGGCAGCAACATGGACGCGAACGGCGAACTGGTCTGGGATGGCAACGCATACCAGCGGCTGCCGCTTGAGATGGATGGGTTTGAGTACACCGGCAACGGCCAGTTGCCGCGACCGAAAGTGAAGGTGAGCAACGTGCTCGGCACGATGAGCACCATCCTCGCAACCGTGAACGCGGTCACGCCCAACAACGACCTGGCCGGCGCGAAGCTGACTCGGATCCGCACCATGGCGCGGTACATCGACGGCGCTAACTTCCCCGGCGGCACCAACCCCTACGGCACGCCAGACCCGACCGCAGAGTTTCCGCGCGAGATCTACTATCTGAGCCGCAAATCAACCGAGAGCCGGCAGCTGGTCGAATGGGAGTGCGCTGCGGCGTTTGATCTGGCAGGCGTGCGCGCACCAAAGCGGCAATGCATCAGCAGCATCTGCCAATGGGTCTACCGC